CGTTGGTATGACATTAGTCTAGCTAAGATCATAGACGATGAGCGAGTACTTGTAGACTTCAACGAATTTAAAAAACTTTTGGCCCGTAAATTCGGGCAGCTATTGGAGTAGGAATTATGCCAAGAATGTTAAGTGACAGTGAACTAGACGTATTAGATGCTCAACAGCAACAAATTGAGGCACTAAAATTTCAACTAAGACTAGGACTTACCACAGTGGATAACCTTATGGTTTCCATAGAAGACCTAGTACCTGAAGACCAAGAGGTACCACAGGCATACAAGCATGCTGTCTTTTGGACAGGTGATGCAGATACTTTAATTAAGGGATAGGGTAGGCATACTCTATCGCGTGACGGAACAAGCGGGGTGGTAGCCGCTAACGTACTCTGAGTTGTAACGGAACGCCGATTGGTGCAGGTTACAACGAAAAGGTTGGGGGTTATAGGCGAAAGCTGTTGAAGCCCCGGACTGAGGTACCAAGACAATGTGTTTGCCGCCTTACTATCAACGGCGCAGGGTCTTGGTTGCAGGTAACAAGTAAGTCCTGCCGCTTAACCTTTTAGACGGGAGAAATAAAATGGACAATGAAATACTAACCACCCTCACAGCGGCCATAGCCGAACTGACAACAAGCGTCAAAGAATTGACGGTAGTGATGGAACCTACTAAAAGAAAAGTAAGACAAAAGAAAAGTATAGATGTTAATAATAATATAGATAATAATAATATATATAATAATATATATAGCAAGGATCGTGCCAAAAAAGACCCCGATTTGTCCTTCGATATTCGCAGTGTTGTAGCTCATTATCGGACATATCACCCCAAAGCTCTCAGGACGCTCCTCAAGAAGAGCAAGACCTATTTAGGGGTAAAGGGTCGGTTGAATGACGGATACACCGTGACGGAGCTTGTATCGGCTATAGATGGCATGCACAAGTCACCTTTCCACCTCGGACAGAACGAACAGAAAACTCGGTACCTGTCTTTGGAGCTTTGCATGCGTAATGCAGAGCAGGTGGAACGGTTTATATCTATCGACCGCGACGAAGTGGTCCCCGATGTTGGGGTCAACACATTAAAAACGGTCAATGCAGCAAAGGAGTGGTTAAAAAATGGAGTATAATTTTAAACATGAGAACAATCAACGTGCCGCATTGCGGTACCTTGCCAAGAAAACATATCAGCGTAAAAGGCGCGAATGGATAGAAGTACGGATAAAAATTTCAATCTTCTTTTTTTCACTTGCGCTAGCAGCTATTTTATATTATTGGAACAACACATTCGGGGGATAGGATGATCACACAATCAAGNATAAAACGCTATCAGGACTGCGAGTACAAGTTTAAACTACGTTACGTGGACTTATACCGAGAGGATAAGGAGAGCGAGCCGTTGGTTTTGGGGTCACTTGTGCATCTAGGCTTAGAGGCATTTTTGCTTGGTAAACCCCTTGAAGTAGCCCTTGAAGAGATAGAGCGGTCGGCAGACACATACCTGCTATGTGATAAAGACCCGTCGATCATTGATAAGTCGTGTATCTTTGTTGAGGGCTACTATAAACGATATGCCGAGCTTCACGCCGAGCGGTATGAAACCGTATCGGTGGAACAAGAGTTCACTATGGAGCTTGGCCCAAACACCATCGGTGGTAAGTTCGACGGTGTTTTGCGCGACAAAAAAACAGGAGAGATAATTCTAATCGAACACAAGACCTGTGGCGATTGGACCGCGAAGGATGCTATGGGTGTCTATTGGCAGCAACGCCAAAATGCATTCGATACGCAGCTTGTTATCTATCAAGAGGCACTGCGCCGAGACATGGGCTTGCCTTGGGAAAAGCCGCCGAGAATTATTTACGATGTGATTTACAAGGACAAGACTCAAATGAAGGACTTGTCTAAAATGCACAAATTCTACACTGACGATTCCATGATGCACAGGTTCAGCTACACTCGACAGGATATAGTTTACACGCCCGCCGATAGGCTTCGTGCGCTTAGTGAGTATAAGGCACTAGCTACTCGAATCCAAGATAGGATGGAGGATGGGGAATGGTTGAGAAATACGAACGCATGTAGAAAGGGATGGGGGATGTGCGAGTTCTTTAAGGTGTGTCAGGGAATGGATGACCTTGAGACTGCCGACAATTTAGTTAAACTAGGGGCGGCTCACCCTGAGCTACCTCAATTAATGGAGGAAAAAAAATGAACAGGTTTTCTTTGGCTAAGTCCAAAACAAAAAAGAAAAAACCACCACCGAGGCTGATGGTGATCGGAGATCCGGGGATTGGCAAAACCACCTTCGCCGCCAATGCCGACAGTCCCGTTATCATTGCGACCGAGAGCGGTAGCATAGGTACGGACGTACATACATTGCCAAGCGATGGCACCTGTCAAACGTGGCAGGATGTTATTGATTCAGTGGATGCCTTATTGGAGTCCGACCACAACTATAAGACTGTGGCTATCGATACATTGGACAATGCAGTGTCTCTTTTAGAAAAAGAAGTGTGCGACACTGACTTCGGTGGAGTGATGAATGCTACCCGAGGTCGTGAAGGCTTCAATAGCTATGGCAAGGGCAATGCAGTAGTGGCACAGCGCCTAAAGGAGTTCTTACAAATAAAGCTTGATGCCCTGCAACAGCAAGGTATGCAGGTCATCTTGCTGTCCCACACGGGTGCTGCCAAGGTGAGCAATAGCCTAATGCAGGACTTTACAGCTTGCGCGGCTTCCCTGCCCAAACAAAGCTTGGCTGTAATCAATGCATGGTGCGACCAAATAGGTCACGCATGTAGCGACATCAGGGTGATTCAGCGGGACGGTGAGAAAGCCAAAGCTCAAGCAGTAGGCAACGAGCGATGGTTGGTGTTCGAGCCTGAGCCGGGAAGACTTGTTAAGAGTCGCATTGGCTACGAGATGCCGTCGAGGGTTCCTCTTGGGTATTCGCAGTATGCTGCGGCTATGGGCCGCGACTTATCCACCGATGAGGTGAGCAAGTGCTTGGGGCTTCTTAGCTCAGTGGATGAGGAGACTCTTGGGGTTGCATTGGGCAGCTTGAAGAAAAGCTCAAAGGTCAAAAGCGTAGATGATATTAACAAGGATGTTTTAGCCGGACTTGGCTTAGACAAACTAAAGCAATTAAATAATTGGCTAACAACAAAAGTATAGAGGAGCAGTAATGATTAATTATCCTGATAACAAAACAACAGTGGAAGTAAGCGCACCCCAAGAAGGTGACTTTATTTTCCCAAAGGGAACCTATGATTTTAGCATCACAAGTGCAGCACATAAAACCTATCGGACAGGTACAGAGGGTGTCGAAATTGAGTTGGAAGGCTACTATGCCTCCGGCAAAACCTTTCGGTGCTTCGACCGAGTGTTCTTAACGGCGAATGCCATGTGGAAGTTCGACCAATTCTTGGCAGGGTTGGGGTTGAACAAGCGTCCCGAAAATGACGATGAGCTTTTAGGGCTTATTGGCAAGAAGGGCAATGCGGTAATGGGGCCGAATGATGATGGGTATCCAAAGGTACTCCGATACAATGAGATCGAGATTGCAGAGGATTGGTCTAAAGTTGGGCCGCCACCGATGCAAACCTCAGAAGACGTACCATTTTAGTAGCAATTTGGAAGGCTAGACTGTAAATTTATTGTGGATGTGGCTTTGTGGGTATCTTCCTACTCCCCTAAAGCCCACTTAGTCGCATCCACTTTGGGGAAGTTATGAGACATTTTAAAAGCAGATTTGAATGGTTGAATAAACTAATTTGTAAGTTGTTCGGTTGCGCCATGATCCATGTGAGTGCTATGGCATTTGCAGAGGGAGAAATGGAGCCTGTGGAAATACTAATGGTGTGTCCACGTTGTGGGCAAGCGCATTGCCATGATTGGCCCTTCAATGGACCATCCATAAAAATGGATATGAACGGGGACATGGACTTGGAGTTCATCCCTGATTTTGATGTTAACCGAAAAACACTAAACTAATTTAAGGGGGAGTAGGATGAAGGACACAGCAGTTCATCTCAGCAACCAACCCACTAATGCTAGAGGGTATGCATCAGATGGATACTTCAACACGATTGGGTACGCTATGGCAGAATCTAGATTTGACCAAAAAACAGGAAACGTCAGAACTCAGCACGACATGACCCCCAAAGAAATAAAGAAGCTCGAAAAGAAGTACGGGGCAAAGATACGCATGGATGTAGAAGTTCCCACCCACCGACCCACTGACGAGGCATCTATATGCAATGGGTGGTACTACAAGCAGCACCGACGAAGAAAGTTGGCACAGGAGGCTCTCAATGCAGAAAAAGGACAAGGTTAAGTTCCTCGAAGTGCTGACATCGTTGAGTGATTTATACGATGCGCCACTATCGCAGGGTAGCATCTCTCTTTATTGGGAGACACTAAAGGTGCTGTCGCTCGATGGCTTTATTGCCGCCTCGAAGCACCATGCCGAGACAAGCAAGTGGATGCCTAAGCCAAGTGATTTCTTGGATGCCTCAAGGAAGGGCAGCATGAACTTGGAGGAGCGCAGTGCAATGGCGTGGCTAGGTGTGGTAAGCGCGGTGCGTAGCGTTGGCTCCAACCGTGGGGTCAACTTTGATGACCCACTAATCCATGCTACAATACGTTCGCTTGGGGGATGGGCTAACCTTTGCCGGAGCAAAACACAATACTTTAATTCGACGGTACGGGCATCGTTCCTCAAGACGTATGAACATATGTCTCGATGTGCAGAGAACGGTACAGTACTTGGAACCTTGGGTAGCCTTGAGCCTTTATATGGCGCAGAAAAGAATAGCGATATGATTGAGATATCGACAGGGCTACCACAAGGACCACAGCACAAGATGCTTCGTGAACACGTAGCGGATAGGGAGTTAAATAATGGAAGGCTTACCGAGCTTATACAGGGAATTTCAAAGGCTACGAAAATCGATAGCACTACACAACGAGAGCCTGAGCAAAATGTTCAAGGAAAAAAGACAGGTGGACAAACGCTCGAAAGAACTACAGGCGATGATAGAGCGCAGGGTAACAAAGAAAGCCGCTAGAGAGGAGGATCTTAATTATGTTGAACTCGATATCGAAAGATTGGAAACACATGGATGAGAAGGAGAAGCAACGGTGGGAGGATTTCTACAGGGACAACCCGATTAAGCCTGACCGTGGAGAAATGCCTTGGGAAAAATACAAGGACGGATACCTCCCTAAGAGGAGGAAGATAGAAAACATACCTTGGGGAGAAGATGACACCTAGAAAAAACTACGAATCTCAGACCGACCTCAAGAACGAAACCCGTGCGCTTGAAGATCTTGGTGTGGGTGATAGATACGACTTCTGTAAGCTCCCTGTGTCTTATCGCTTAGACTTTGCCATGATTAGAAAGCGTCCGGGTGGACAATGGTTCGGTGCGAACATACTTGCCTTCGTAGAGGTCAAGTGCCGGAAGGGGAATAGCACTGACCGCGATGAGTTCTCGATTTCAGCATTAAAAATAACACATGGGCTTTTACTTGCTCGTGCAACAGACAAACCATTCCTGCTTGTTATCAAGTGGGAGGATGAAACACTTATGTGCAATGTTGGTCAGGTTGATTGGCGCGTCCAAATGGGGGGACGGGTTAAGACCCGGCGCGATGGTGCCGATGTCGAGCCGATGATGACTTGCACTATAGAAGATAGTTTAATGACACCTAAATCATTTTTTAATAGGAGGATAAAATGAATAAGTTTTTGGAGGATGTAATTGATATACTCGTTGTTGTGGCTATTTGTGGGTTTGGTGTGCTGCTTCTGCTTATTGGAAGTGGCTGTGCTAGCATCGTACCTCTTGACGGTGTGCGCTATCAAAATATGCACACGGGATGTGTGTCAGATTTACGTGGAGAACCTGAGAGTTGGTGTGAATGAGTGGCCTGAAAAGTCGGCGCAAAGGACACAATTACGAGCGAGAGCTTGCGGCACGATTCAGAGAACACTTTCCTCACCTAGATATCAGGCGCGGCTTGGGTCAGGTGAGGGGCGGCGATCAAGGCCCGGATGTGGACATGCCGATGTTTTGGGTAGAGGCGAAGAGACACAAGAGGTGCAACGTAAAGGCTGCGCTAAAGCAAGCTATAACAGATAGCGCCAATGATGAGCAGAAGCGCATCCCCGTAGCAGTATGCAGGAACGACCGCGAAGAACATGCAAGCGTGAGTATGCGCCTAAGTGACTTTATCACCATACTAGAGAAGTTGTTGCCATGAGAGGGGCGGCGTTCTTGGGTCTGATGCTCGTCGCGTCCTGTTTCGAGTTGCCCAAGGAAGTGCTATGCGAGAGCCACTGTTGGAACATACAAGACTGCGCGAGGGAAAATGACCCTGAGCATAAGGTGGACAGGACGCTGCCCGTAGGGGAGTGCTTCACTGACTGCGAGGAAAGGTGGAACCACTCCGAGTTGGAGGATGCGTACGGGAAGCACAAAAAATACAACCATGACCATGAACTAAACAGAGGGGTGAACGGATGCAAATACTTAGCATACTTCGCACGGAGATACGGCGAAGGAGCAGAGTGTATAGGTGGGGTTGTTAGCGTTAGCGTTGATGGCGAAATTTATGATTGTTACGTGAGGTAAAAATGACTTTAGAAGAAATCAAAAGAGAACTGTTGGAGCGCATAAAGAATGCGAAATACAATGGGCAAGATGAAATCGTACTCAGTCTATCTCAGGCAGCGATGATATTAGAGGGGCTTATAACCCAAAGATGGGATGACATAACCGTGCCTATTACCGATGACGATAGAAAATAATATCCCATAGTTGTGGGTTGAGATTCTTGAAGAGAAGCATCCCCCTAGCACAATTCTCAGCTAGGTCTTCGTTACTTATGTGAACCAATCCGCTCGACGGCCCATACTCCTTTGTCCTGTCATCCATCCACATACTGCTTAAAATAACGTGCCATATCTCGTGAACCAACGTGTGCCTCTGAGCCTCATGGTCGAGCTTGGCGCTTACCTTTATAGTGCGCTCGGAGAAGTCCGTTAACCCGTCAAGCTCTTCGCCATCTAGTTCCACTATCGGTACAAGCAAGATTCTGTACTTCGCCCACCCTATATTGAAGTGTCCTACACCCTTTTTACGTAGTTCCTCAATCAACTGCAATGTTGTACTCCTCGAACATGTGGGGAATTTCCCTACACTTATTTTCATCCCAAAGTTGCCGAACGGCAATTCTGCGATTATTCATATACATATACGCGCCGGGACAACGCTTCATGGGGTCCTTGGTGGCTTCAGGAAGCTCAGTATGACCCCATATATCAACTGCTCCTATATAGCGGCACAGCGAGGCGCTCAGGAGGTCTACGGCATATTTTTGGTAGGCATTTGGATGCTCATGGTTGAAGTCACCTCGAACAGCTATCGCTAGAGCCTTGGTGTTCCATCGACGTGCGTGTACCCCACAATCTTTTAGACTTAGGCACTGAAAAGTCTTGCAATAGTCTATAACAAAATGATAAGGAGACTCACCACCCGTGAGTCCAATCTTTGGGTGGTATTGAAACCATTTAGAAACATGGAGTCCGAAGTTATGTTCACTATTTGCCTTGGCATTTGCACTTTCGCAGTAGTCACACTCTTTCGAGTTGCAATTTAACTTCGGACCTATGCGATGAATCAATACCTTCTCAGGTTTGATGAGTTTCTTGTACTTCCCATCGTCGGCTGCTTCGATGATGTTTATGCATTCAAGTTTAAATTCCATCGGGTTGTACTCTTCACCAAGTGAATTTGAGTCCTCCGATTGCTCCCCATCTGTGGTCGGTGAAGCTTTTGAGTTCTGCTTCTCCGTAGACTTTAGCGAAAAGCTGTAGTCTCTTTGAGGCATTGAGCTTGCTCTCAACAGCCGCTCGAATGCGTTCAGCACCAACCTCAGTATAGAGAGTAGTGCATCCACTGCCTGTCTTGAGTTTTTTGGCAGCGGCAAGCTCAATACCTACTTTTTTTCTAGGGCGTCTACTCCTGCGATTGCCGCAGCTTTGAGTCGATCTCTTTGGAGTCCGATCTCCTTAACCTTAAGAGCAGTTCTAAAAGCACCATACCCAAGGGCAGTGAGAACGGCAAGGGCAGCAGAAATAGCAGCAGCAAGAAGAGGATTTTCAACATGACCTCCGCTCTGCATAGCCTCTAGTGCGGTAGCCAATGCAGGCAATGCTATGCTCGCAAGAATACCTAGCTTGGAAGCAGACCATTCCGTGGATTCTTTTCCCGGTTTCATATGTCACCTACTTCTTAGGAATGTTTTCTTCGTCACCCTTGGATGATTCAAACTCAGACATGAGGTCCGAGATGCTCTTTGATTGGTCAATGTCCTCGACATCCTGAGAGCCACCCTTCTGAAGGTCACCATCTTTAACAGTGTACTCAAAACTAGCTAGGATTTTATCGTCCCCTCGTTTTGCTAGTATTAAGCGTCTTACATTTAATTCTCTTGCCATTTTGTTCTCCTTAAATTGGTGCTAATTCAGTCTCGGTTCCACCCGATCCTTTATACCATAGCCCGCCATCTTTTATATATAATATTCCACCATCGACAGGTGTAGTTGTTGGTTGTGTTTTAGTTACCATTCCTAGCACACCTATGCCACCCCCAAAATCAAGTATCGGTTGTTCAGGCAACTCCTCTCCTATGCCTACGTTTTGCATAACGGAAACACAAAGGTTTGTTACACCTAACGCTGCATATGCTATGTCCCCTATACAAACTGCTTCGCAGCAGAATCCGCTTAGAGATGCCCATGAAACGAAGGTGTTTCCAACAAAGCCACCCCATCCTGAGCTTGTTGGCGCACCCCAAGGGTCGGCAAGCAGCGTGGGCAAGCTGAACATTGGTCCCGTGTGTGTTCCAATCCAAAACCAATTATGGGCAGACCCTGTTGCGGGTACTAATTCTTCGTTTAACGTGAATATCAGTCTTTGGTTATTACCCCACATACTCATGCCCCCTGTGGGATGGAATGACCCATCGCCCCTCTCTACTTCAGTGCGACCCGCTCCGAACATCCCCCAAAATTCGTTGCCGCCAAGGTGAGCGCCTGTCCTCTCTACGTGTTCGCCGCGAATAACTAATGGTGTCTCTATTCCTAAATTTATATTAGGGAAACCCCCAACCCCCGTTACCTTGGGTAAAAATATTCCTTCTCCTTCAGGGTGTGGCATCTTTATCTCCTAAGCGGGTGCGATTTCGTTGTCGTTAAGCTCACCACGATAGCGCAATGCACCGCCCGTGACGTAGAGTATCCCAATGCCCGATCCTCCCGCAGGCGCACTTGGCACCACGTCTGCATTCTTCATGGCGATGCAACCTTGGCCCCCACCGAACTCATCTACCGTGCCGATGCCGAGATTGTTTTCTATTGCTAACCCAAATGGTGGAGCTAGAAGTTGCGTAAAGGTATANCCACCGATTGTGGCTTCACCATTAACGGACCACCTACTTCCGGGCAAGTTTGTTCCACAGCCAACCTTGGAACCGTTGGTTTTTACGTGAAGTGCCTGACCACCCCAAGGGAACTCCCCTGTAACGGCAAAGTATCCGGGGGAGGGTGACTGCTCCGCACACAAAATCATGTTCTTGTTATTGTATAACCACAGGCTCCAAGCATTTTCGACAGAAGGCCAATGCCGTTTAAATTCGATGATCGGCTTCATGTTGTAGGGGTCACCCGCACTAGGCCCATGCGCCGCTCTTATTCTCAAGGAACCTGTGAACTCTTGTCCCAAGTCACCTAATGTTATAACTCTACCTTCTGACATGACTCCTCCTAATAGGTGTAGGCTTCTACCGTGATGGTGTCGCTTGATGCGCCTGCGTCCGGCAAAAAAGATACCGAAAAGCTCGGCACCCTGAAGCTTAAGTTTACCACCTTGAGGTCATCGGCCACAATAGTTTCCTCGTGAAGAACGCTTGCGCTCCCTTCGAGGTCTATATAGTTGACCGTCAGCACACCTGCATAGGTGGACAAGCAAAAGATAGTAACACCTTCTGCACCCACGAAGTTCTGTGCCTCTGTTACCAACGGGATTGCGACAGGTGGGTCAGAAAATGTTTCCTGTGCTCTGATGCCTACGTTTGCTCTAAATGATGTTGTTGCCATTGTTTATTCCTTTGTTGTTTATCAATTATGTTTGAATGCCGATGATGGTTATGCTGAAGGGCAGGTCAAAGTACCACGCATTGGTCGCGCTTACCGAGCCTAGTGTAACCCATATTTTTTTCCCGTTGGCAGCGTCCCTCCATGCCGTAACATTTGTAATCGCATTTATTGTTGGATAAGCCAAATTTGATATAATAGAATTGACAGTTGCCTGAATTGAAACTGTGTCGTCTACTGCCTCGTCCAACCAAATGGTATAATACCCTATACCTTGGTATGAGTTGCCACTTAAAGCCATAGCCACTTCGTCGATATTGTAGTGATCATCGGCAACATCAACTGTTGACCAAGGTACAGCGAGGGCATCGGGTGTGAAGAATCCCGTTGCAATTATACTGTTATTACATACTAAGCTTTGGAATGTGCTAAGGCCCGAAGGTTCCTCGTCCTTCGCTGAAAAAACTAATTCTGCATCATCTAATCTGCTCCCATCCCCCACCTCAACATACTTTTTGGAACCCGTACCTATGTCAGACCACAGGGTGAGCATTCTATGCACATCTCCATCGGCAGCGTTGCTTCCAAAGAACATCGAAGCCGAACCGCCCGCGCCCGATGTGTTGTAGGCACACAAGACAAGTGGGTCTAGTGCATTCGCACAATCATGTGCCAATATTGTCGCATTATCCACGCTCCCTGCGGGCAGGTCCACGGGCAGTGTTCCTATTCCGCAGGTCAGAGTCGGACCTGAATATAGTGAGGTGCTAGGTCCACCTGTTTGGTTGGGATACATTCTTAATAGAGTACCACCATCACCTGTTCTAGCTTGCCCGATAGATATGGCGGGTGTTGTTGTAGT